GTGCTGGCAAAAGGTCCTTGTTAAAGCGCCGTTGCAACTCGGCATTGCCGTCTTTACGCGCGACGCCATCCAGCAGCCAGGCCTTGGCCAGATCCTGGACGGTCAGAGTTTGGACCTTCGTCGATTTTTCCTGATCGGCTTTTGCGTTCGCCGCGGCATGAGCCTGTGCCTTGGCGGTTTTCTTGTGCTCGTTGGGATTGATTTGCTCATCGATGAGCGCTCGGGCCTGGTTGCGGGCCTTGCGGATGTCCGTCAGGGATTTGCGCGGCCAAGACCCGCAGGAGTACTCTTTGTTCTGCTCGCCCCACCGATAGCGATAGAAAAAGCTGACCGACACACCGTCCTTACGGACTGAGATTCGACCGGCCAGATTGCCATCCTCCCGGAGGATTCGGCCGGCATCGTTGGCGGTCAGCGACTCGAGTTCTTTGATGGTGATTTTGGCCATAAAATGGGTTCCCCCTACTTTTACCCCCACAAAAACGTCGGCTCTTGATGGACGTTACTGGACTCTCGTAGAGCAGAACACCACTGGAGCTCAAGTAAATACTAGCTTAGAAAAATCCACAGTAAAATTTTGGAGTCTTTCAAGAAGTATGAAAAAGGAGATGGGGTGCTAGGGGTCGAGTGTTCGAATCACTCCGTCCCGACCATATTTTTCAATGACTTAGGCCAATGTTCTCAGCATTGGCCTTTTTCATGCGCGTGACTTTTGCGTGACTCTGCGATTTTTCATGCCTTCCTCCTTTGCAAAATCGTCAGCACCGGCCCACGCGAGTCGGTCGCCGAAACTTTATTTGCAGCCTCGATCAGTTGCCAGATTTCGGCGCCCGAGTAATGGCTGGTGACGCTGCCGTTCTTGTGGCCCAATAGCGACTTGCGGTCTTCTTGTGTGACGCCTGCTGCTTTAAGGCGACGGCCGTAGGTGTGCTTCAGGTCGTGAATCCGAACCGAGAGGTATCCCGGGTGCGCAGGACGAAGGTATTTCTCTTGCCAGAGCTTCGCCGCTCGCACCCTGGCCTTTCTCCAGGCCGAGTTGTTCATCCGTAAAATGCATCCCTCCTTTCCGGACTTGGTCCGACCATACGGGAACACGTATTCCTTCCCGATCCCCCGCTGTGCGTCAACGATCGATTTGGCAACGTCATTCAATATGACCAGCCGATCGTCACCGTTTTTGACGCCAGACCGTTCATGCCTCCCGCCAAAGTCTTCCGGTATCAGGAACACGCTGGCGCCGATCTCGGGAACATAAATCTCCCAATCCCAATCCCAATCCCAACGCAACCGGCAAACCTCCTGCTCCCGGCAACCCGTGTTCACCTTGAACAGCGTCATTGTCTTCAGGTGATCTGGAAGCTGGGATATCAGAAGCGTCTGCTCCTCCCATGACATCGGGTAGGGCTTGCGTGAACTCTTCTTCGTCTCAAGCTTCTTCAGCATCGGTACCGAATCCAGCCATGGCCGGCGCTCGTCATCCCGCCACTTACGCGCGCACAGGGTCAAAACCCTGATCACGCGCTCGATGGTGATATTGATGGTTCGATTCGCCTGGCCCGCCTTGTGCTTACCGGTCTTGGTCTTCCCTGGCTTCTTCTTATCCTTGATGTACTTCTCAAGGGCTTCGTCATCTATAAGGGTGATCGGCACGTCACCGATGTAAGGATCGAGTCCTTTCAGGTGGTGCGCCGTCAGCTCAATAGATGGCTGATCCTTGAATTCGATCAGGTACCGGGTTGCGGCTTCACGCCACAACCTCGACTGCCGGACGCCGTAAACCTTCTCCTGCCGCAACTGCTCCAGCCGGTGAATCAGGTAGCGTTCCGCTTCTTGCCGGTCACTAGTGCCAGTGCTTTCGTAAAGTCTTTCTCCGTCGATTTTCTTGTCAATGTGCCAGAGGCCTTTCCTTTGGGAGAGGCCAGTGATTGATTTTCGCGCCATGGTGTTACTCCTGTCAGGCGCTCGCTGCGGAGAGATTGTTGCTCCGATGCGCCGCTTTTATCAATTGCCTTGGCCTGCACGTAGGCCGTGGCCCAGTCATCAAGTTCCTGCCGGTCGAACCCAACGCCGCGCTCCCCGATGGGGAACTCATGCACGTTCGGCCGAACTGTTTTGTTGAATTCGTCCCGGCACATGCCGAGATAACCAGGCGCATCGGTGACGCGGATGAACCTGGGTGTGATGCGTGAAGTCTGGTTTGGGCTGGCGCTCGCCATGGGCAATACCTCCCCGCATCGCTGGTGCGACGGGGTAAAGAAGTTGGGGAATGGTGTTTAAGCCGGCCGACTAGCGCGAAACGTAATCAGCCAGTAGATGTAAAGCGTCAGCCCGATCCAGAACGCCGAGAATCCGTAGGCGATCCAGTGGGCGACTTGGGTATCCATTTGCAGGAGCATCGGGACGGCGAGGGTGAACCAGGTTGCGGTGATGAGCAGGTAGATGAGGGCGCAGAGGATTTTGTCGAGTTTGGTCATGATTTTCCTACGACCCACTTAATCAACTCATCCTCGTCATCCGACCTTACCTTGAGCTGACTCCAGCGCAGGCCGCGAACCATGCCGAGGATTTCAGTGGAATCCATCCCGCCGCGTTAGGCCAGCCGTTTTAGCGACTGGCTGTGATTTCGTAACGCCTGCTCTTCGCAGGGCATGAGCAAGGCCATTGGAATGGGTTTGATCTTTTTGCCGTGCATCACGGGCATGTTTTCGAGAGGCATAGAAATTACTCGCCGCCGGTCACTGGCAGGCTGTGAGTTGTAAGTTTTTGGTTTGCAGCTGGATGAGGTAGGCAGGGGCGCTGACGGCGGGTATCAGGGAATAGCTGATATACGAGAAAGTCTCACCCGGGTAGGGTTCAGTGGTTCGCCCTGCCAGCTGTTTCAGAGAAATGCTGAGTGGCCGCAACTGGTCAGGGTGGACTCCTTTCTTTTCACCGAGGCCCCTTCCAGATGAGATAGGCCATGTAGGCAAGGGCTAAAACTGGCATCAGTAATCCCCCCAGCCCAAGCCCTGAATGTATTCGTTCGGGATAGTCACGTCCTCTGCTGGAATTGCGCTTTCCACTTCGAGGTTGCCGAAATACCCAATTGCAGCCTTGGCACGCTCCATCGACAATTGTGCGTGCCGCATCTGCCAGGACTTGCGCGCTTTGTACGAGCGCAGCGCCAGCGCCTTGTCGGTGTAGGCGAATCGGCGCCCCCATCTGCCACCTTCTTTCAGCATGCGCTTGTGACGCTTCTTCACTACCTCGGCGGTCCAGCTGTATTGCGGGCCGCTGACCAGGTCGCAGGTATGCTTGTCGCCGATGTAGTAGCACTGATAGGTTTCGCCGATCACCTGATAGGTGATGCAGTGCACCTCAAGACCATCTGGCCCGATGGTGTCGATGTAGCGGAAGTGATCAGGGCCGGGCTTCTTGTTTTCTTCAGGCATGACTTCGTCCTTCCGCTATAGCGGCTGACTTTAAAGGGGGCGGAATACAGGTGATTCTTGAATTAGAATCCCCCGTTCTAGGCGATATTTTTACAATTGGGGCGTTTACTTCAGCACCTCTAACAGGAAAAAGGGACATGGCTTTATGGAAGTTAACAACAACGTCCTGGTTTTTTTGAGGCGCTTCCGTCACCTGATACTGCTACTGATGCTCATATCATCACTTGTAAACGCGATCGCTCGCTTTGGGGGAGACTGGAGTCATTTTTGGGAGGTACTCGCCCTCCAAGCGTGGTTTGGACAAGCCGTATTTGCCTACCTTCGAGGAGGCCGGGTAGCCATTGGCCCAGGCGGACTATCTAAAGATGCTAACCCGCTCTGGCGAGCCTCATTGGCTGCTTTGGCGTTGACCGTTTACCTTCTTTTCTTCGGCTATGAGGGCCATAAGCACGAGGAGTCGATTTATGAAAAAAGGGTTTCAGATTGGACTATGCCCACCCGAGAGGAGATTGGGCGTACTACAAAATGACATCTGAGGGCGGAGGCATATACATCCCACCGCATCGCCAGACGCCGAACTGATCGACCGTGCAGGCGTACCAGCCACCTGCATTTCCGTATTGTGGAGGGAAATAGGCCTGGTGAGTCATGTCCACACCGCCCAGACCAGCGAGAACGCGAAGCAGATGGCGAGAAGGAATGCAGCGGTTCGCCAGTGGCGACGGGCATCGCCTGACCGCCAATAGGAAGCAACGAAGGTGCACAGCGTGAGGATCAGGAGGCCTAGGGGGATCACGCCTCTCATGGTTGATCACCGTTTAGGCCTTTACGATCTGGGTTAACACCCGGTAACGGCTGGCGGAAAACAGGAAGGGTGCCGGCCTGCTCCCGTACAACCTTCATGCCTACTTCGTCGTAACCCCAGATGTTGCTGTCGTCGAAGCGCTCAGGTCCGAGATAGCCGGGATGTAATGGCGCACCGGTGCAAATGTAATCTCGGAATTGTTTGACCAGATCCTTCAGCGTCCCGCCATGAGTGAATCCGCGCCACCGTCCGCCCCACACCGTTTCATGCGTGAAGACCCGTTTGCCGCTGTAGTCGTCGATAAACCAGACCTTGCCGCGGCTATCGACTTCCATGCTGGCGTAGCGATTCACGGTCTGGCTGTAGAAGAATCGGCGGCCGTGGTCGCCGATGATCCGGATAACCTGATTGACGTGCTCGCAGCGCTGGCGCTTCAAGGTGAGTTTGTTTCCTGTGGGCATGGGGCGTCCTATGCCGGGTCATGTCCGGGCGGTGGAGGGGAGTGGCGATGAACGGTAGATTTCAATTAAACGCGAAGACGTTTGCGATATAGGGTAGTGGTCTGCATCCTGACTGGGCCGAACGCTGGGAAACCTAGTGAAGTTCAGGCTCACAAACCACTGGAGTTAATGCATGGGAATCGATATTCGAGAAGTGGTAGCCAATTACGTGTTGAACATATCTGGCCACAGGGTGCACGCACGAATTACAAGAGACATCGATCAGTCAGGCAGTTTTCTCTGGGATGTAAGCCACTTCCGCGGTGGTTTTGGCAAGAGCAGAAAACCTTCGGTGATAACTGCAGGCAGTCGAGAGGAAGCACTAGAGCAAATCATCGCTTACGCAGAAGGCTTCGATCCGCAATACAGTCCGGTTCAAAACGGCGGCTTCTGAGTGCCGGCTGGCGTGATTTGAAGTTGTGGGCTATTGGTTATTTCCCGGCATGGAGCCGGAAGGAGGAAACCGAGATGGGCATTGACGTTGTTGTTGCTGTGAAGCTGGACAGTTCAGGTGAGCCTGAACTTTTCAAAATCGAGCATTACACCGGTCAACAGACCAATTCTACCGGTGCATATAGGATTGAAGCCGCCTCATGGGTAGCTTCAGCCGTCCAGGGTGGCGCGCAAATCGATACCCGCTTTGAACGGGACGGGCATTCCTTTCTGGTTGGGTATTTGACTGTCAGCGTGGACCACGCGGGTAAACAAACGCTCGGCATCGATGATCGGAACGGTCTTGGAAGAACGATCGATCAACTGCCGAAGCTTTAAAAGCTTTACTCGCCGGCGCTCAGCACAATAGGTGAGGGTGGGTCAGGCGGTTGGCGCAACCTTGAGGCGCACGATGACTGGTCCCTCACGCAGGTTGCCGTCCACCTCGCCATCCAGTGCCGCGATTTCCTTCTTGGTCAGATTCTTCCATTTGGCAATTACATAATCGCCTTTGAGCACCGGCATCGGGTGCATTACACAGCTTGCGCCGTAGCTGTAGCCGTTCTGGGTCAGCCACTTCTGAGCGGCGTATAGCGCCTCGAATGTACCGGGCTCGCTGAATGTCTTCGTGAACATGATTTCACCGGTCAGGCGCTGCACTCCGTGACCGGATGCAGCAAATTTGGGGGTGTTAGATTTTGTGGTGCGCGGTAATGCACCACATATCTAGCTAGATGCGTTGAAGTGGGGTATTTGTTGTGCGCCCGGCATGGAGCCGGAAGGAGAAGCACATGACTCAAGAAGCCAAGATTGACGCACTTGAACACGTCGTAACGACTCTGATGAAAGAGCTGAAGCTCCGCCAAGGTCTCGATCCTGAATGGATATTTGAAAAGACCAAGAGCTCGATTATGGGGAGCAATGGGCCTGGCGGACCAACTCAAAAGGCCGAAGCAATGGACGCTCTTCAGGCTCTGAGAACGTTAATAATCTAAACGCTGGATCAGGCTTCGATGCCGGTCTCGGCGAACCGATCAAGCTGTCGAGACCATTTTTCAGCGACCACTATTTCAGGTCGCGACATGCTGGCGAAGCGGGCGGACTCTTCTGGTGGAGCGGCGGCAAGGTTGAGCAAAAAGGTCGACGCCACCTCCTGCCATTCCTCGAAGTCGTGACGCTCGCCCAGCACTTGAAGTGCGTCAGCCAGCGCCTTCGACACAATCAGCGTGCGCTTCTCGGCACCGATCCGGTCCAGTAGGGCTTTCTCCTTTGCGCGTTTGTCCCGTTGGAGCTGTGCATTGTCTTTGGCCATGGCCTGCCTCTTCAATTCCGCTGGCCGGTATTGCCAGCCATGTCTGTCGTTTGCGCTGGCGGACTTTTGTGTTTATCCGCTTCACGCCGCTTTCACCTGATTCCATGCGCCGACCGAAGCGAACAGCTGCGCGGCCTGACCTTCGTCGAGCGACACTTCGGCGGGAATGGCGATCCAGCCAGAGGCGACCAGGTGCCTCTGATTGCAGGTCGCCCGCAGTTCCAGGTAGCAATGCTCAATGGCGTCTTCGAGTTGGTTGACCTTGTACATGCCGTCAGGCGAGATCTCGACCGACTTCAGGTACTCGCCGCCGTCTTGGCCAATGCACATGCCGCTGATGTAGATCGTCCAGCGGTAGGTGATGTTGAATATTGCCTCCACGATGCTGCGGCTTCGGATGATCTTGCCGTTCTTCCAGTTGATCATCCATTGCCGGCCGCTGGGGTCGATGTTGACGACGGCGACGTGGTTCGAGCTCAGCAACGCCCGGCAGGATCGCTCGACCCGGGCGTGCAGATTGTGGTGTTTTCGCTTGCTCATAACGCCTCCGCGAGCTGCCGGAAGATTTGGCGCTGCGCCCTGGTGATGCGCAGCGTCTTGCGTTTGAGGACCGTTGTCGGGTCTATCTTGTCTGATCGTTGAGCCGGATCGGGATTGATAGGGGCGGACTTCGATTTGGAGAACCGGCCGCCAGCGGCAATGTGCTGTTCGACCTGGCTGGAAAGCTCCAACGCTTTTTCGCGTCGAAACTCAATGTCATATTTCAGGTTACTGATCATTATCAAGCTCCTAAACGGTGGGCTTGCGCCCTGGCTTTGTCCGCCACCTCATCAACCATGCGATTCAGTTCCAGGTTGAACTGAACCAACTCTTTGTGAAGGTTGGCGATGTAGTCTTCGTCGCGGTAAATCGTTTCGATGTAGAGCTGACACTCTTCATCCTGGCGAGAGTCGAACGACAGGAAATCCCACCATTTACGCCCGGTAACGAACATGCAGCCTTGGACCTGAGGCATGTGCTCCTCGGGCATCCCTTCGAGCCAGGTCTTGACGTGTATTGCTTCGTTGAAAGGGCACTTCGACTCAGTGCCCCCGTCATCGCCGACCAAGCCGTCTGGTGAGCAGCCGAGCCAGTCGTACTTGGGATGGACGATGAACTCTGACGGGATGACGATGTTGCCGGTCAGCATCTCGTACGCGTCCTGAGCCTTCTGCTCTTCGGTGTGACCCCACTTCAAGGAAGCGCTGCTGACGTTGTGCTTGGATTTCTTGGCCAGCCGCTCGAAGCACAGTTCGCGCATGTACGAGGTGCGCGCACCCATAGGCTCGCGCTTACCATTTTTGTCAGGCTTTCCCCAGGCAACCACATCCTTGAACCGACTGGCTGTCACTCGGCCAGATCGGTCTGCATGCCACTTTTCAGTGCCCTGAAGTTCGATTCTCACTACGCCGCTTCCTCGGCCTGAGACAGGTCGTCGTTGGTGCCAGCAATATCGGTAAAGTCGCCATCAACTGTTGCCGCCATGCTCTTCAGTGCTTCGTGGCATTCCAAACCGATCGCTGCGCGCTGCTTTGGCTTGAGAGCTGCCCAAGCTGCCGCATAGGCTTCGATGTCCTGCCGCTTCGCGACGACCAAAAG